TTTTGGTTGGCGGTCCGCTGGCGTCTACGCTGTCCAGTTCAAAGGTTCCGCAATTCAAATGCACATCTTTTCCGTTGTCATGCCAGTTTTTCTGCACAATAGTTGCCGTTATCAATTTAGGGTCTGACACCTTTTTTGTGGTTTCTTTTGTTTCTGAAACCGTCTGGGTTGCTGTCCCGCCTGTCGTGATTTTAAATACCTGCCCCGGATATATCAAATTGGGGTTCTTGATATTGTTTTCACTGGCAATCTGCGGGTATTTCGTGCCGCTTCCCAGATACTTTTTGGCAATAGCCCAAAGGGTATCACCTTTTTTAACTACATAATTGACGACGCTTGCAGCTTCCACCTGCTTTTGTACCGTCGTTGAAGTCTTAACAAATGTCGGTTTTACTTCCAGCCAGCTTCCCAGCCACTTACTTTCTCTATCATCAAACGCAAGCTGCAAATCGTCTGCGTTGTCTTCTTCTTCATCAGTGAAAGTAAGGCTGCTTAAATATTTGTTGATGTCTGCCGGGACAGAAACATTTTCAAATTTCAGTTTCAATTCCACCCGGCGTGCCAAGTTCTTTGCACTCATTCTATGTCAGCAGCCCCCTTTTCCACGGTGGCAGTTCCAAGTCTTCTTCGTCTTCCACCTCCGGGATTGTTAAAACAACCCCGGCTGGAAAAACGTAGGTGCTGGCATATTTGACATTGGCTTTCATCAGCTTATCTGTATGCAGAACGCTTCCCATTTCGTTGTATGCGATTTTGTCCCACATATCCCCAGATATTGTGGTGTAGCTTTTAGTCATATTTCTGCCGCCTTTCTTTGTCTTCTTTTTCGTCCAGCAATTCTTCAACGTCACGCAGCAGCCGTTTGTTGTTTTCTTCCAGCTTTGCGTCTAAGTCTTCCGGCTTATCTCCGTTTACCACGATTGTTGGATTATTGTTGATAGTTACATTCTTTGCACCGCCGCCGTTGTTGCCTGCTCCTGCTGTCACCTCCGGCGCTGTATTGTAATTATTTACCGTCTGCGCTGTTGTGGTCGGTGCTGTTGTTGGCGCTACCGCTGCCGCTGTTGTGGCTGCCGTATTCTGTGCCGCCATGATACTTCTTGTCTGGCTGGCAGTAAACACCGTGCGCCCCGGTGCGTTTGTGATTAACTCTGGTCCAGCTTCGCCCGCTATGAATGTATCTGGGGTATTGCTTGAACCTTTCGCCAGCATAGGTATTTCAGATATGTTTATACCTTTTCCACCTACGCCCGGCACCCAGTCTGGCACTTTTACTTTGTTCAATCCACGAATAACCGTGTTGACCGCAGATATAATGCCGTTAATTGCACCCGTACACACTGACTTGATAGCCTGCCAAATTCCAGAAAAAATGGACTTTATGCCCTCCCAAGCCTGCCGCCAGTTCCCGGAAAAGACGCCAGTTATAAAAGTGATAATTCCATTCAGCACGGTTACAATTCCAGAAATCACGCCGGAAATTGCTTGAACTCCGCTTTGAACGATAGCTTGAATTGTCGGCATTACAAATTGTACCGCCGCTAAAATTCCTTGAATTATCGGACTGACAATATTCCAGATAGTTGATAAAGCGGTTTGAATGGCTGGAAGCAGTGTTTGCAGTACGTTTTGTACGACTGGTAAAATTGCTTGTATTGCGTCTGAAATTGCCGGAAGAACCGTGCTGCAAATAAAGCTGAACAGTTCTGAAATAATCGGTAAAACGTAAGTTGAAATAAACGTGATTATTTCGCTTATAATTGGCATAAGCCCAGCAATAAAGCTGCCTATCACCGGGATAATTGCCCCGATAAAATCCGCAACGCTTTGTATAATTTGCATGATTGTTGGGGCTGCCGCTTGAATAAAGCTAACAATCCCCGGTATCACTTGTGTTGTGATTACCTGCAATACCTGTTCTGCTACTGGCACAACATTTGCCGTTATGAAGCCCACAACCTCTGAAACTGCGTTCTTTACTGTTCCCAGCACATTTACAAACGTGTCAAAGACTGCTGCCCCTTTATCTCCGAACAGTTCTTGTATTTTGTCACGGGCTGCGCCTATGTTCTCACCAGAAAACACATTTTTTATTGTGTTTCCTACGTTTGTTATAACCGCAACGATTTTGTCAAATACCGCCAGTGCTTCATCACCAAAAGTGCGCTGAATGAAACTGCGTATTTCTTCAAGGTGTGTTTGTACCAGCTTAATGACCGTGATAATTGTTGTGATAACGCCCACAACTGGCAATATCTTTCCTGCGATACCTCCCAGCGGTCCTAGTGCTGTTTTGGCAAGGTTTCCGAGCGGTCCCAGAACTGTTTTGACTGTGTTTCCGAGCGGTGCAATCAGTGTTGTTGCCTTACTGAAAGCCCCGGTAATTCCTCTTGTTATCAGACCGCCTATTTTCCCAAGCGGGCTGTTTGCAATCGCAGTTCCTACGGTTCCAAGTATCGGACCCAGTTTGCCGCCAACCAGTGAAAACGGTTTGAGTAAAAGCCCCAGCAGCTTTGTTCCTGCGCCTGTCAGTGCCCCGCCTGCCTTTGTAGCAAGTCCCATGAAGCCATTGACAACGGACGCTTTCACATTGCCCATGAAGCCCGTAACTGCTCCAATTACTCTGTTTCCGCTGAAAATATTACCTATTGCAGAACCTACGCCGCCCAAAGCACCTTTTACGTTGCCAAAGTAAGAAAGTACACCGCTTCCGGCTGCTTTCAGCTTTGCTGCAAAACCTGCGCTTGTTGCTGCGTTCTCAATAAATCCGGCACGCAAGCCAACCAGCTTCTTTGCCAGTGACAATATGCCGTCTTCCGCTGATAAAGTAACCAGCTTTGTTGTCAACATTCCCGCTTTCAGTGCTGCCAGTCCTGCTGCTACCTTTAAGACCGTTTGCACTAACTTTGGGTTTGCTGCTGCAAATTCTGAAACTTTCGTGACCACGGTTGCCACTTTGTCTGCCATGTTTCCTACAATCGGCAGTAGGTTTTGACCAAGAACAATGCTCAAATTCGCAATACTGTTCTTTGCCTTTTCCATTTTGGCTTCTGTGGTGTCTTCCATTTTGGCAAATGCGCTGTCTGTTGCTCCAACGCTATTCACCATATCTTGTACGCTTGCATTGAAGCCGTCAACGCCGTTTGATAACAGCGACATTGCCGCTTTTCCTGCTTCCGAACTGCTGAACATATCGGACAGGGCAAGACCAGACTTGCTGGCTTCGTCTTGTATTCCTCCCAGAATTTCCCCAAGTGATTTCCCACTTTTCATCAATTCTGAAAAGCTACCGCCCATTTTCTCACGCAATAGCTTGTCCGTTGTACTTCCAGACTTCGACAACTCATTCAACATACTGTTCATGTACGTTGTCGTTTCTGCGGCTGCAATACCTTTGCTGGTCATTATCGCATAGCCAGCGCACAACTGTTCCAATGAAACATTGCTTGCGTTTGCAGTTGGGATAATTTTACCCATGCTGCTTGCCAGTTCGCCTACGGTTACTTTACCTTTGTTCTGCGTCTGTACCAGCATATCTGATACAGTACCTACCTTGTCCGCACTCATGCCGTATGCGTTCAATACGGTTGTCAATACGTCCAGCGTTTGCGAACTTTCGGCAAATCCGGCTTTCGCTAACTTCGTACTGTTTGTAACAAAGTTTACTGCGTCTGCCGTTTTCTGTCCGGCAGATATTGCGTTGTATACATCATCAGCAACGGCGCTGGCTGCAATTCCTGTCTGGTTTGACAGCTGCATAATCTGTTGTGACAATGTGCCCAGTGGTACTTCCTGCGTATCCGCAATGGTTCCAACCTTTGCTATTGCCGTTTCATATTTCTGCGCCGCCTGCACTGGTCCCGCATATACCGCCGTTGCTATTGCACCGATAGCGCCAATCGTTCCCAACAGTTGCCCTTTTGTTTTAGAAATGCTCTGCTGTACCTGCTGTTGCTTTTCATTTATCTTCTGCAACGTCTGCTGTGAACTCTGCAACTTTTCATACGATTTTTGCAACCTGCCGTTGGCTTCTTCCAGATTGTCTGTATTTACCCCGGCTTCCCGCAGTTCTTCTGCGTAACTGTTTAATTGTCTTTCCTGTTCCTGTATTTTGGCAGTGGTCTGTTGTATCTGGCTTTCATTTCTTTCGAGCTTCTTCCGCAGTGCGTCTGTGGGTTCGCCCGTCTGCTGTAACTCCTGCTGCAACCTGTCATGTTCAGCATTAAGCAACGCCAGCCGTTCTTTGTTCTTGTCAATAGCGGCAGACTGCTTTGTGTAGCCGTCAATCTTCGATTGCAAGGAATTTACGTTTTTCATGCTGTCCCGCAACTGGTTATTGGTGTTTATCGCACTTTTGAACGCCCCATTGAAGTTGGGACCCAGCGCCGCTTTCAGCTTGAAAAGCAGTTCAAATTCCTTTTGTGACCCTGCCAAGCTGTTTCACCTCCCTACGCTTTATTCTGCTGCCGTTCTTCCGCTTCTTCTTTTTCCACTTCATTGATTGTTTCAATCCATGCAAAAAGCCTGCGTATGGGCATTTTTAACCAGAATGGGACGGGCGTATGTGAAGCCCTTGACATTTTATATATCTGCTTTCTTATGAACTTTGCGGGTTCTTTAATCTTTAATAGCCCGCAGCAATTAAAAAATCCCTTGCTTTGTTCTTAATTTTCATATAGTCTGGCACTGGAAGCCGTCTGATTTCGTCAGAAGCAACCCCCGCAGCCTTTGCCGCAAGAATACACTGGAACGCAGAAGAAATTTCCGGGGAAAGAACATATTTGTTCATGTCCGCAAGTTCCTGTTCCACTGCTTCTATATCCTCACCAGTCAGATTGTCAAAATAAAAGGTTAATGCGGTGTACTTCTTGCCCTCAATCTCTCTGGGCGCTTTGAAAGTGTGGGTGTAGTTCAGACTGGTGTTTTCTTTCTCTGTCTTCTTTTCCTCAAAACTCACCACGCCGCTTGCCTGTGCTTCCTGCATTTCTTTTGCCTGCTCTGCCGCCTGCTCCATGTTTTCAGTGTTTTTTGTTGTATCTGCCATTTTGTTTTCCTCCATATCTGATTTATTGCAGGAAAAAACCAGCGGTTCCCCGCTGGCTCCTGCTTTTCTGTCTTTACTTTCCTAACGCTTTTCTAACGTCCTTTAAGTAGTCTTTGCCATTGATAATACAAATGAAGTTCAACGGGTCAATCTCCGTTACCTTTGAACCGTCCATATACATTGCGTAGTATGAAACGGCATATTCTCCGCTTACATCAGCAGTGGACGCAGCAGCAACCTTGCCCAGTGCTGTTTTCTTCGGTTTCACTTTCATAATATGCTTTACCCCGGTGACTTCATTTGCACTGGTACGCAGGTTCATTCTCTGCTGTGCCACACGCAAATCAATTCTATGCACACGGGGTTCCATTAACTTGACCGCTGCTGCCGTTACGGTTCGGAAATTGAAAGTTGTTGTCATGGCATTTAAGTGACCAATAATGATTTCTTCAATATTGCCCGCAATGCCTGCGCCGCTTAATTCTTCCGTCATGTACTCTAAATCCGGCAGGGTCACTTCTGTTGTTCCCAGATACTCCGTGGCGTCTTCGTAAATCGCATAGTTAATTACTAATTCATCAACTTTAGACATTTTGTTTCACCTCCCCTTTATGCCGCCACCAGTGCTTCAAGATATGAAAGGTCATATTCAAGCACAAAGTCCATTTTCTGTAATGGTGACGGCGGTGTCATGTAGATATGAAAACGGACAATTCCTGCTGCCAGCTGGCTTGCGCTGTTCTCGCTTGCGTTCAGTTCGACACGCCCGCCAATGATTTTTTCATCAGTCGCAAGGCTTGACAGCCAATCGTTGACGGACTGCACGATTGCGTCCAGAAGACGTCTTTTAATACCTCTGTCAAGGTAGTTCCAGTATGTCAAAATAAGGGTCTTTCCAACCCATTTGAACATACGGTTGATACAGTAGAAATAATTTGTCATGTCAGTATCGGCAGGGTAGCACGCTGTATAATTCCCCCAACTTACAAAACCGTTGTAGAAATTAAGTGCTGTAACCACGCCGTTTTCATTCAGATAGTTTGCCTGCTGTACGTCCAGAATAACTTCTGAACCGTCCGCAACAACCATTCTATCTGCCTGTATGCCCTTGTTTGAAGCACTTTCGCACGGTGTACCGTCGCCGTATGCTGTCGCATTGTCTACGGCAGAAATGCTGGCTGCAAGCTGTGTGGAAAGATTAAAAACCTTATCGCCCAGCGCAACTTTAGGAAAGCAAAGAATTTCCGTTTTCTTTGTGAAATTCTTTTTCTTTTTCCACTCCGGCACCTCTGTATAGTAGATTGCGCCTGTTTCCTCTGTGCAGTCTACGTCCAGAATTGCTTCTGCTTCAAACAGACCGTTGATGTTCTCTGCCTTTGCAGACATGACGGCTGCAACCTCCGGGTCATGTGACCAATTCGGACACAAAATAAGGTCTGGAACTTTCGTGAAGCGTGGGAACACGCTGTTAATCAGTTCAAGCCCTGTGGTCTTGTGTGTGCTTAC